ACGGCTACGTTGACGGGGCCGCTGCTGAGGCGAAGCGCGATGGATGCAGTAGGCAGTGCATCTTGTAGGCGACGGGCCATGATCTTGGCTCCGTTGAGAGTGGAGAGGAAGGTGCCGACTTCTTTGCGATTGGCGAAGACGCTGTAGGTGCGGATGCTCATGGTCTATCTCCTTGTGAGACCGTTAATTACACAAACGACCTCGATCCCGACTGAGGAACGAAGGAGGGGGTTACTGTGGGACAAGGTTCCGGGTAAGTGATCAGTTACAAGGTTCCAAAGCGGCGATTCGGGGAACGGGGCTGGCTGGTGGCGGAGAGGGAGATAGTGCGTGAGCGATTCAGAAAGCTAATTTGAAAAAAATTTTCTGAAAAATTTTCCCTGTGGGCTTCTTGTGTATACTCGGCTTCGAGGCCCGTAGTGGGATGGGGAAGTGGAAGCCGAAGAGCACACTTGTACAGTGTGCGGTCAGGTCCTTCCGATAGGAGATTTTGAGCGGCTCAAGGACGGCTGGCTCAGAGGCACTTGCCGCAAATGCGTAATGGTCCAGCGAAACAACGCTGTTTCCGGGTCATATGAGCTTTATTTACGCCGTCTTTTGACCAAATCAAAGTCCGCCCGCAAAGACACCCACGAGTTCAAACTCACCATCGAAGACCTCGTGGACCTATGGCGCGAGCAAGATGGGAAGTGCGCCGTGTCCGGTGTCTTCATGACCCATCACGCCGATGGCCTGGGCAAGAAAGAGTTCAACGCGTCCATCGACCGTATAGACGGGAACAAGGACTACGTACGCGGAAATGTACAACTTGTTGCATATCGGATTAACATCTTAAAGCATACTTTAAGTACGGATATGCTCTACTGGTGGGTGAAGACTATTTATCATCACTCTTGTGATTAATTCACTCTCGGACTACTATCGCGCCTAATGGACCACGTAGAGATGATAGCGTTAGACGGATTAGATGCCGCTGTACTCGGTACAGGGGTAAGAGACGGCACTGAAGTGTTGGTCTACGACGCGTATATGGTCCTAGAAATGCTCTACGAAGCCGGACACGTAGATATGTCCATCGAGGACTACCTAGAACAAGCGGGCGTAAACAAAAAAGGCGTAGTTGCCCCCTTATTCGTATTCTTGGATGACAATGTCAGAGCAGAGCTTATCGAAGCTAGATCACGAGCCCCCGTTAGCGTCCACTGACGCTGACATCGAGCGCCTAGAGTTTGAGTCCCAGTTACCGTACATGGGGCTCCAGTTAGGCGACCTTACGGTACAGCAAGAGCGCCTTGTCCTGGGGATCGTAAGCGGCATGTCCGTTGCCGCCGCAGGCCGGGCCGCGGGCTACTCTCATGCCCCAGCAGCTCTTGAGGCGTCTAAGCGCCCAAAAGTGCGCCAAGCCATCGAATATTACCGCGAACAAATGCGGGAAGAGGTCAACTTCACCCGCAACAACGCGCACATGATGTACATGGAGGCCTATTCAGCGGCCGCCAACGCCACCGAAATGAAGAACACCGTTGATTCTCTGGTCAAGCTGCATGGTTTAGGCATGCCTGACCAAGCTACCCAGATCAATATCAACGTGAACACCAGCGCCAAGCAGCTTGAGCGTATGTCGGATGAAGAGTTGTTGCAGATTGCGGGTAAGGGCAACGACTACCTAGAGCCGGATAAAAGTTGAATATCGAAGTCCCCAAGCGTAAGTGTAAGCGGTGCAAGAACCTGCACCCCGAAACGCTCTTCAGTGAGGGGGTAGAGGGACTCTGCTGTTACTGTAAGGCAGATGATGTGGAGGCGCTCCCACCGCCAGCTCCGGTGGAGGGAGACACGGGCGAAGAGGAGCTGTCCGTTGAAGATAAGGCACGAAAAGAACTCGCACTACGAATCCTTACGCGCAAGCGACTACTTCCCTTCGTCGAGCGGTTCAATCCTGACTACTCTGCTGGTTGGGTGCATAAGGATATCTGCCGCCGCCTTGAGAAATTCTCTCAGGATGTTGTGGAGAAAAAGTCGCCAAGGCTTATGCTCTTTATGCCTCCCCGTCACGGAAAGTCCACGCTTGCGTCGATTGCGTTCCCAGCTTGGCATTTGGGTAGAAATCCAGATCATGAATTTATCTCCTGTTCTTACTCCGGTTCGCTCGCTATGGGCTTCAGTCGTAAGGTTCGTCAGCTCCTTCGTGAGCCGACATATAAAACCGCGTTTAAAACCCGTCTGGACCCCGATAGCCAATCTGCTGAAGCATGGCTTACCACCTCTGGCGGTGGATTTGTTGCTGCTGGTGTTGGGGGCGGTATTACTGGTAAAGGTGCTCACATCCTTGTTATCGATGACCCTGTAAAGAACCGCGAGGATGCTGAGAGTCAAAACAACCGAGACGCCAACTGGGACTGGTATACGTCGACTGCATATACGCGACTTGCTCCCGGCGGTGGTGTTCTTGTCATTCTTACTAGGTGGCATGATGATGATTTGGCTGGCCGATTGCTCAAAGCGACTGCGGAAGGCGGTGACGATTGGGAAGTGGTCCGTTATCCGGCCATTGCGGAGGAAGATGAAGAGTTTCGCGAAGCAGGCGAGCCGCTTCATCCAGAGCGCTACGACTTCGAAGCCCTCACCCGAATCCAAAAAGCCGTAGGCCCCCGAGACTGGTCAGCGCTCTATCAGCAGAACCCCGTAGCGGATGACGGGGACTATTTCACCAGGGGCATGATCCAGTATTATGATCCTGAAGATATTGACTATAACCAGATGCGTTTTTATGCCGCTTGGGACTTAGCCATCGGCAAGAAGGACAGGAACGACTACTCCGTGGGCATGGTCATCGGAGTAAATGAGTACGACGAACTGTTCGTGATGGACGTAGTACGGGGCAGGTACGACGGCTTCGAATTAGTAGAGCGTATACTAGACCTGTACGAGCAGTGGAAACCGTCGATCATTGGTATTGAAAAAGGGCACATTGAGATGGCCCTTGGACCATTTTTGGAGAAACGCGTTCGTGAGCGAGGGCTCTACGAAGCGTACTTCAAGGATCTTAAGACGGGGCGCAGGGATAAGGAAGCGCGGGCCCGTGCTATCCAGGGCCGGATGCAGCAGGGCATGGTGTTCCTGCCGCGCAACGAGATTTTTACGGGGCCGTTGGTAGCAGAGCTGCTGCGGTTCCCGAACGGGGTGCACGACGACCAAGTGGACGCCCTAGCGTGGTTGGGCCTTATGATGACTGAGTTCTCGACCTACAGCGCGCCCGTGATCCGCGAGCCTTCCTGGCGAGATAGGCTCGAATACCTTGGTAAGACGCCTCGCCAACGTTCAGCGATGAGTGCGTGATATGCCAGGGCTATTTGATCGCTTAATGAAAGACGTAGAGATTCGCCCGTATACCGGTCCGCATTCTGAGACTAAGTATGGCGAGGACTCACCTACGGGCGAGCCGATCATTTTTATTAACGAAGATAAGTATCAGGGTCGCGCGAAAGAAAAGATGGCTATGGCTGAGTCTCTTCACCTCCTTAAGCTGAAGGAGCCGGAGATTCATAAGAAGCTGCTCGATACAGCTCTTAATGATCCTGAGTATATGAAGTGGGCGCGCCGCTCTTACGATATCGTCACCGGGAAAGCGCCCGACCCAGAGACCGGGGAGTACGTTCCAGCTGCCCAGCGGGAAACGCGGCCCTTTGATAAATGGCATACTGTATCTAGGTTTGACCAAGTTATCGGCGGGTATGCACTGGCAGGGGATAAGGACCTTCCTACCATGGCTAACTGGTCAAGAGACCGGTTGCCAATGGGCCCCGCTCTTCGATCTGAGCTTGAGAAGATCCGACAGGAGTTTAATAACCGATCACCATCTCTTGGCCAGCCGCCAAAGATGGGCCAGCGATGAGTGCGTGATATGGCTATAACTAAAAGTGCTAAGCGTATGACCCCCGGCGAACAACAGGAAGTCGCCAGCCGTCAGTGGGATCGATACATCCGAGCCCGTGACAACGGTCACCTTGAGTACATTGAAACGGCCAAGAAGTGCGACGCCTACTATCGCGGCGACCAGTGGGACGAAGCGGACCTCTCCGCTCTTGAGGCCCAGGGCCGTCCCGCCCTGACCATCAACACCATCCTCCCGACCGTGAACACGGTCCTTGGAGAACAGTCCACGCGCCGTGCAGATGTGCGCTTCAAGCCCCGGCGCAATGGCGACAGCGACGTAGCTAACACGCTGACCAAGCTGTACATGCAGATCGCGGACAACAACAAGCTCGACTGGGTCGAGCAGCAGGTGTTCAGCGACGGCCTCATCATGGACGGTCGTGGATTCTTTGACGTCCGCATGGACTTCAGTGACCATGTGGAAGGCGAAATCCGGATCGTGGCTAAAGATCCGTTGGACATTCTTATCGATCCGGACGCCAAGGACTACGATCCCAAAACGTGGAACGAGGTCTTTGAAACCAAATGGATGACTCTCGACGAAATCGAAGAGCTGTACGGGAAGAAAAAAGCCGAAGAGTTGCGCTTCATCGCAGAGAACGGCAACAGCTTCGGGAGAGACTCGATCGAGTACGAAGAAACTCGTTATGGCGACCTTGATCAAACTGACGACTACTTTGGGGCGGGCGTTCCTGGGGATGATGAATACCGGAATGTGCGCGCGTTGCGGGTCATTGAGCGACAGCACCGGCGCATGCACCGCGTCGACTGCTACGTGGACCCGCTTACGGGCGACCAACGAGATGTGCCCGAGGCTTGGTCGGATGCGAAAGCGAAGAAGTTCGCCAAGCAGCACGGGCTAAACATTATCTCTAAGGTGAAGCGCCGCGTTCGCTGGACCGTGACCTGCGACAAGGTGGTCCTGCACGACGATTGGTCGCCCTACAATGACTTCACAGTTGTTCCTTATTTCGCGTACTTCCGCCGTGGTCGTCCTTTCGGGATGGTCCGCAATCTGCTGTCTCCCCAGGAGCAGCTGAACAAGATTGCGAGCCAGGAGCTGCACATCGTCAACACTACCGCTAACAGCGGGTGGGTCGTCGAAAGCGGCTCGTTGGTCGGGATGACGGCAGACGACCTAGAGGAGCACGGGGCTGAGACAGGTCTCGTGCTGGAATATAACCGCGGCTCGCAGCCGCCCTCTAAGATCCCGCCCAACCAAATCCCTACCGGTCTTGACCGCATCAGCCAGAAAGCTGCGCTGAACATCAAAACCATCAGCGGCATCAACGACTCCATGCTGGGGTCGGACAGCGCTGAGGTGTCCGGCGTAGCCATCCAGGCCAAGCAGAATCGTGGCGTTATCATGATTCAGGTGCCCCTGGATAACCTGCGTAAGGCCCGCCACTATCTGGCCGAGAAGGTGCTGAACCTCATCCAGAGCTTCTACACCGAGCAGCGGATCATCATGATCACCAACGAGGATGACCCGCTTCAGCCTCGTG